GGCCTGCACCACGTCGGCCAGTTTCTTGTTCTTGGCGATGGCTTTATCGTGTAGCTCGTCAAGTTCCTTCTCGGCATCTTTTTCATCGTCTATGGCCGTCATGCGATCGGCGATGGCTTGGGCTTGGGCAGTTTGCTCGGGATTCGCTGTCGGGTGGGCATTGGCAAACTCCGCCATGTACCGCTGCGCACGGTCCATGCCCTCCATGTCGAGGTTTTGTTCCGACTTTCCAAGTTCCTTGCCGATTGCATCGCCTTTGATTTGTTCTTGAGCATTGACGAAAGCCCAGACAGCATCGGCGGCGTCCGATGCTTCCGTATGCGCATCCCGCAGGTCATTCTTGAACTTTTCGAGCGGCGTCACGTCGAGATTCGCGGCCTGCTCAGTGATCTTTCTCAGCGTGTCATCCACCGCCTTGCCGGCTTTTAGTTCGACATTGTGCTCCGTGAGTTCCTGAAATTCGCGTATCTTTGCCGTAGCCTCTTCGGTAGTCGCCGCTGTCTGCGATAGAGCGGCTATCAGTCGCTCCTCTGGCGTGGTGCTCAATGCCTCGTTGGCTTTTATCAGCGCATCGATGGTGCTGTCCACCTTGCCGCTCGCCTCTTGTTGGCGATGCAACACGGCCTTCGCCATAAAATCGTCCAATGCCTCCCCTGCCTTGTTCATGCGGCCGGCGGCTTCGTCAAACCCGGCATACCACCAGTGAAACGTCAAGCCGGTGCCTTGCAATTCTTCGCCGTATTCCCGCGTGGCCTTGGTCAGCGCCTCCTGCAACGCGATTTCTTTCGTTTCGGCCGCATCATCGAACTTATCGCCCTTGAGATGTTCTAATGGCTCAAAGTTTTTCTTCCGCTCTTCGACGGCGGCGGCCTGGTCTGCGGCATTCTTGAAAAATAGATAGGATCCCGCTGCGGCGACGGCACCGGCGGCCATCATCGCCCAGCCGGCGGGACTGACGGCATTGAGCGCAATCTGAGCGTTGCGGGCCATTCCGAGGGCAGCGTGCATGGAATGCAAGCCGTGGACGGTCTCGCCGATGACACTGACGCCTGTGCCCAGACCGCCGACCATTTCGCCGAGGCCCTCATTGGTTCCCTTGAGGGCCTCGCCGGCATGGCCGATTTCACTGCCAAGGAAACCAAATGCCCGGGCGCCGCCGCCGACGTGCTCCGCGATGGCGCTGCTGCCACTTTGAGCCGACGATACCGCTTGGCTCATGCCCGAAGAAAAGTCCGACGTATCGGCACGTAAGGAAAAGACCAAATCACCAGCGGCGCTCATGGGGATGCTCCTTGGCTACGGGCGGCCATGCGGGCGCGGGCTTGACGCGGGGTGAGGGTGCCGCCAGATTTGGCTTCGGAAGAGTCACGCAGGAACGGGTCAATATGTTCCGGCTCGACTTTCCATTGCGCCGTGGCGAGAATCCCGTTGGTTATCACTTGCCGCAGTCGCATTTCCGCATCGCCTTCCAGTTGCACCAGGGCCATTACCTCGTCAAACTGCTCCGGCGAGTACCGGGCCAGCAGGTCATCGGTGGCAATCCCCAACCGATACGCCTGGCGGGCGGCGACCAGCCGGCGGGGATTGCCTGCTAGTTTTTTGCGGTGCCCTCAATGTCCTCCGGCTTGCTGCGCGTGAAGTCGCGGCACTCGTTGTAAAGGAAGGTGCTGTCCGCCGAATCCCACTCGACAAACTTTGCACTGTCGGAAATCGCCAAGATGGCGTTGCCTTCGCCGTCCACTAGACACAAGGCCATGAAACGCCGCCCCGCCGACTCCATCAGCGACTTATTGATGTCCCAGCCGTTGACGGTTTTCACGTACAGACTTTGCTGGTGGGCGCTCATTTCCTTTTCGGAGAGCGAGCGGATGCGTACCGTGGCGCCGCACACGGGCAGCGTCAGGGTCTTAAAGCGGCGTTTGTAGGGCTGGCCGAAAAGCTGGTCGGCCGGGGTCAGTTGCGGAGTTTGCGGGTCCATAAACTTTCCTCGTTTCAGGTTTGAGTTAGGATTCCAGGTACAGCGGCTCGCCGTCGGCGTCAAGTAGTCCGCTGTCACGTTCGATAGGAATAGCGTTGGGGCCGGGGATCGGCTCGCCGTCCGGGTCATAGCCGATCATAATGCCGGCTTCATAATCGGCAAAATCGTCGGGGTGGATGCCCGCTTGCGTCCGCTCACGAATATGCAACGCCTGCTGTTGCCGCTCCGGCGTAAGGCGGTACTTTTCCGCCTCTTCGTCGGCCGGTTCCGCGCTGCCGTCCATGAGATGCACGTAAGCCAAGGGGTGATCGATAATCGTCCCGACGGGGAGAATCTCCACCGGGCCGCCTTGGACGGCAATACGCTGGTGAGGGATCGTCGTGCGAACTTTCATAGCGCCACGTTGCCGGAGAGCTTCAGGGAGAATTTTGCCTTCAGCCCTTCCTTGAGTGCCACGGTCAATCCGAGCGACGCACCGACAACCGTAAAGGTTCCGGGGGCCAGTGAGCCGCTACCGACGGCCGGGCTGGCATAGGTGACTTGCCCGACACTGGAGGCCGCGCTGGGGGTGGTGATAAACGCCACTAATCCGGCTTGGCCTGAATCGTTCTTGTCTAAGAACAACTCGCCGGAAATCTTGCCAGGCTCGACGCGGCCAGTCGCGCCGTAGATAATTCCGGCTTGGGAATTATCGAGCGTGTCGGCCTCAAAAGTTTGCCGCTCGACATCGCCCTCGTCAAACGACATGATTTGCCCAATGGGCGTTAGCGACGAAGCGATGGTCATCGACAACGCCATTCCTTTGCACTTGAATACGGCCATAATCTGCTATCCTTTCCTGGCCTTTTCGGCCTCTTTCTCAATCACTTGCTGAACTTTAGCAGCCGCCACGCGGCCGACTACATCCTGACATCCGGCAACGGCATTGGAGATAATCCCGGTCAATAGATCGGGCATGCGGCCGGTGATTCCGCCCATCATCCGCCAGCCCTCGCGTCCCATGACGGGGCGGGCCGTGCCTTTATTCATGCGGCCTTTAGTGCCTAAGAGCCAATGCACGTTGGTCGACGAGATACCAGTGCCGCCACGCCCTCCAGTGCCGCCGCCTTGCCCTTGCACGTAACGCGCATGGGCCGCCTGCTTTTTTAACGACGTGCGCTTTCCAACGCCGAAGCCGGCCTTGCCGGTGTAATCCTGCCCTTCCTTTTTGCGCAGCCGCTTGGCTATGGTTTGCCGCACAGCCTGCTTTGCCTCCGGCGACATACTCGAAGAATTGACGCCAGCCCGGATAGCCTTAACGATCTCCGCCAATCCCGCGTTGACGCCCGCCTTTGCGGCTTTCTTTGCGCCATCGTCGGCGAGATATTTCAGCGTGCTTCGCAGTTTGTCGAGTCCTTGAATGCCGCCGGTCATATCGCCTCCGACACAAAGGAGGTCAGGTCGATAGCCCAGTCGAACCAATGGTCATTGCTGCCGTCTTCCTTGGCTGTCGTGCTCGACACCACCGAATCAATCACCAGATCGAAAGTCCCGGCGTAGCCCGCCAACACCGGCACTACCGCCGCTTTGATCGCATCGGCCCCCGTACTGGTCGCATCGCGGCACGTTACCACCAGGCTGCCGACCGTAAACCCGCTGTGCCCGCTTAGGTCGTTTTGCGGTGTCTGCCCATCATCCTGGACGATAATTGCCGGAGTGGTGTAGCCCTGCTGCCAACCGCGATAGACGCGAGCTGCGGAACCGCTGCCAACCAAGGCGCTTACCGCGCCGTTGCCGATCAAGACGTTGCGGAGGGCAGTGTAAAGGTCCATTAGCTGGTTACTTCCAAGGCGGTGATTTCCAAGTCGCGGTGCAATTCGCCCGTGTCGTTGACGGCCGTAAAATTGAACGTCCGCCCCTGATACGTCGCTCGCATGGCTGCCGTGATCCCCGCCTGGTATCGCATACGGATCGTAAACGTGTTGGTTGCCATCTGCACGGCCACGCCGCCGATGTAGAGTTCTTTTCCGCCGGTGGGCATCAAACTGGCCCACGCATCACAGACTTTGATCCACGTCGCCGATGGGCCGCCGTCGGTCTGCACCACCGTGGGCGGAGACTCGACGACAATTCGCTTACGCATCATGCCCAGCAGCGGCGGTATGAAAACGCGCGTCACGAATCAAAGCTCCTTGAAGCGGTAATTGGCAATCAGGTGGTCGATGGCCGTCGGCATTTCCGCCGGCACCTCGCCACGGTTAAGGTCCATGTGCGTCAGTAGCAACAAGATCGCCTGTTTGATCGGTCCCGGAACATAGCCCCCGTCCGGGCCGTAGCCGGTCACGATTTGCGTACAAACGTCATCGCGGTAGCCGCGCGTGATCGGCCAGGTCTGAAGGTACTGGATTCGATAGAGCGGGATTTTGCGATGCTCGGACAGCTCATAGATCGATGTGGGCACCGTCACATAGACGTTATTTGCCGCCCCCGGCGGGATGTACTTCAGCCACTGATCGGCATCGCCGACTTTGGAAATCAGCGGTCCCCGGGGCAGGTACATTTGCCAGTGGAAGCGGTCCCACCAATACTGCCATGTCTGCGTGATGAAGCTCGACCAACACCACTGCTCAATAGTCTGTCGCGCGGCCGTGATCCAAGCGGCTATCAGGTCGTCGTCGGAGTGGTCGTCGCGGCGTAGATGCTTCAGCGCCATCGCCAGCGACACAGGCTCGACGGCCGGCGGTACGACGAGCAGGTCTTTCGTGAAGGTGTACGCGGTCATTTTACCGGCGTTTCATCTTTTCCCGATTGGCGTGCTGCGGCACCATCTGTTCTTGGCCGGCGACATCGGCCACAAGTTCGGCCTTTCCGCCTTTGATCCACGTTTCCCCTACGCCGCTCGGGACTTCCATAATACGGCCCGGCTTGCGGCCGCCTACGGCGATCCCGCGCCCGCCGCTGCGGTCGAGTAGCTTGACTTTGATCGTGTCCGACATTTGACGAGGCTCCGCGTTGCGCGAGTTTACCGCTGCCCGCCCCTGGTTAAACCGGAAGCGGGCAGCGGCTTGACTCCCTGGATTACTCAGTCGATCGGCACGCCGCCGCTCGTTGCGGCATATTCGCCGGGCGACTGCAACACCTCACGCACCCCGAACATCGCCGCCGTGTACGGCGCCAGTTCGGCGCGGGACAGACTGGCCTCCGCCGATACGTAGGTATTGGCGTTGGTCGCGTTGCCGAAGGTGCCCGCAAGCTGAACAAACTTCTTGCGGCCCTTGGCGTCGATGTTGAACGCCTCGATGATCGTGTTGCTCTGGGTGTTGGCCGGTAGGGCCGAAGTCCCACCACCCAACGCCTGAGAGGTTCCGACCACCAGGCTCGGGACCGCCACCCACGGGCCGGCAGTGGAATCCGACTCTTGGATTTGCAGCGCCGTGGGCCCGCCGCTGTTGGTCGTGGTGCCAAGGCTGACCGTGATTTGGCAGTAGCCAAAGCCGACAAGCGAAACCGCCGTACCGGCGATCGTGGTGCCGGCAGTGGCCCCCGTCACCAACTGCGGTGCTAGGGCCTGGGTTTTGAACTGGTTTCCAGAATTCATGGAAAAAACTCCAAAAGGTTTTGATTGTTAAGTTTAGGACTCCGAACCGCTACCCAGGATCAACTCGAGGGCAGTTGCAGGCCCAACATCGGGCCAGGGACCGTGGCCGGAGCGACCGAGTCGCCGACGGCCGCATTGATCGCCACCCGCTCGGTGACTTGCAGGGCCACCTGATCGTATTCCAGGTATCGCTCCCACGAGGTCCGCGTGGTAACTCCGCGGCGCATGCCCATGTAGCCGGTGACATTCATGTCGCCGTACAAGGCCGGAACGGAAATCACTGTGCCCACGCCATTGCCGGAGCCGAGGGCCGTTGCGGAGTTGACCATCGCCTGCGTGAATACCACCGGCGCGCCGAGGAACATCTTCGGGTAGCCGTCGATCATCAGGTTGGCGATATTTCCGCCTCCGCTGGCTTCGAGCAAGGGCACGATGCCGCCGAAAAACACGCTCTTGTGCATGTACCACTTGGCACGGGCATCGGCGTACAAGGGCAAGAGCCCTACGATCTTGTTCCAGTCGGCCAGCGTAGTGGTTCCGACCGTGGTATGGGTCGCCGCCGCCGCAACCAGCGAAGCGGCATTACTCAGACCGCCGGTGGTGTTGAGCAGCTTGTAGATGATGCCCGTCACGCCACCATAGGTGCTCGTGCCGTCGCCGTTGAATCCGTTGAGGTCCTCGGCCTTAGTGAACTGGTACGCGCACTCGCCGGCGAGCAAGTCGGCAATGGAGATCACCGAATCCTCGGAAAGTTCCGTGCTCCAGCGGGTCATCTGGGCGTACTTTTTCGCGGTCAGGGTGAGTTGCGAAAACTGCATGGCCGACTCGGTGAGTTGCGAGTTTTCGCCGGGGTAGTAGACCGTGGTGCCGCCGGCACGACGCGGAACCTGGAGGGTGTCCGACGCCATCGGCATCTTGAAAAACTCCCGCTGTGCAACGCCGTACAGTTCGCGCAGGATGATAATCGTGGCCTCGAACTCGGGCGGCACAAGGTATCCGCCCGCCGCATTGGCATCCTCACCAGCGAACGGGGCCAGCTTCTCGATGTCCAGGCCGCCGTCGGAAGCCCGGTAGCGGGAGAGCGAACCACGGAACTCGCGGGCCTTGCGACTGGCCCATTGCCGGCAGGGATTGCCGTAGTCGCCACGGCCAAGCAGGGCCAAACCGGCCTCATACGCTCGGGCGTGCCCGTGCCCGTCCTTATTGGGGAAGTGCCGCAGCGTGTAGCGGCCGCGGGCGAAATCGTCATCGTCCTTCTGGCGGGCCGCTTCCACGTCCGGGTTCTGCCGGTGGGCCAACGCCTGATTCTCGGGCTTGTCGGCGTCCAGAAGCATGTCCATCGCAAGCTGCTGGCGGGTCAGGCGGCCGTTGTCGGCGTCGATCTCGGCTTTCAGGGCCTTGTGTTCGACTGCCAACCGCTCGAACTCGTTGCCTTCGTCGGCGTTGTATTCGCGCGGGCCTTTGTTTTTGTCGCCGTCAATCCAAAGGATGGCATTGCAGCGATTGGCGATCTCGCCCTTGCGGGCGCGCTTCTCTTGAAGCGTCTTGACTTGATTCAGTGCTTCGGCCATAAATGGCTCCTTTTTGACCGGAGCCGGCGAGGCGCAAAAAGAAACGCCACAGCGAACCAGGCTCTGGCCTTGTTAATGAAAACAGGACCAATGAGCACGATTCGCAACGGCGCTCGTGACTCGACTAATAGTTTGTTGGCGGGTTGGGCGTCAACGGGCGCCTTTCCTGCCACTGGACGTAGAGTATCAGACGGCTCCGGGGATTGTCAAGGGTTTGCTACGCGGAATTTAGAAAAAATGCCCGGGGGTTTCACGCCCCGGGCCGGGCACTCTCTGACAAAAACTAGACTGCTATTGTCCCGTTTCTGATTCGCTCGGCAACGCTTTCCAGCACTGCTGCCACAACAGACGAATCGGAAGACTCGAAGGATTTCCAGCACTTTAGAATCGCAACTTCCATCGCGCCACAGAGTTTGGATTTTTCCGGCTTCGGAATCGGATTATCTGGGATCGTTTCTTCCTCGGCTTCTTCCACGGGCAGGTTGTCGCCAATTGGCGACACTGGCTCTGCCGGCTTTCCACCGCGCGGACGGGGTGGCCTACGTCGCTTTCCGTCCAATCCCTCCCGGCTTGCCGGGCTTACCGATTGTGTCAACTGGGAACGGTTCACAGTTGGTACACTGCGGTATTTAGTAACCATGCGATTACTAACCCCGACGTGCTCGGCAATCATCCGGTCGCTCATCTTGGCGGCGTTGGGGTGCAAGAGCGCCGCCTGGACGGCATTTACTTTATCGCGGCTGTCCCGGTGCAGGCCGTGCGTTCGGTTCGCGGAATACGAGAACCACTGGGCATCAAATTGGGTGCCGTTGCGGATTTCGCATAGGATCGTTTTCCGCTCGGCTTTACGGGCCGCCCACCAGCGGTGGAAGCCATCCGATAGCCAATAGACTTTTCCGTCGAAGAAAACTATAACTGCCGGGAACTTAGCGCCAGCCGCGTAGGCGTCGGAGTATTCATCGACCACCGTATGGTCAATGTCCGTTCTCGGCTGCGTCCCACCGTCAAGGCGCAACAGGTCGAGCTTTAGCAGCCTCTTGCTTTGCATGATCCGCGATTCCTTTCTGCGTCAAGCGGTAATAGGTCTGACCGTCAAGTTTCTTCTTTTCAATCAAACCAGAAACAAAAAACTGTGACAACATGCGCGAAACAAGACTACGGTATCCTTTTTGGAGTAGTTGATCCATCGGAAGGTTCACGTTAGATATTCTGCCGTGACCATATCCGCTTGCCGTTCTTGCGTGTCGTGCGGCATACTCTGGTGGGCACTCCAACGAAAGAAGTGTCGCTAAATATTGGTGGCCCTTCCATTGGCCGTCCGCCAGAAAATCAAGCACTTGCCGAGAGTACATCGGAAAGCGTTGCGTAGCAAACACCGTGCGGATTTTCTTGCAGACCATGTCACCAGCCTTTCTTCAATACCAGCGACATCCGAAGTTCCAGCCGCGCCCATAAATCGCGCACGGCCTTTTCATCGACCTGGGTCGCGACCTGGAGGGTAGTGAGGCGGTCGAATCCCTCGCCGTCATGGCCGAAGTCCAGAAAATCAGCCAGCTTCGATAGCGACTGAACGAACTTGTCTCGCCACGGACGAGATGGGGCCTTGGGCGCCGTAATGCGGGCCTTCTTGCGGTTTTTGAATTCTCGCGATTCTTCCGCAAGTTCGCTTTCGATCTGCTTTACGACCTTACCGCGGTCGCCATCAGACTTTGCCTTCTTGATTCGCTTAACGAACGTATCGACCCGCGAACAGCTCGGCACATGTTGGCTGACCAGTGTGGCGAGTTGAGTAAATGCGTGATCGTCGTTGTCGATCTGGCCCAAACATTCCATTGTGGATGCTGGAACCCGCGACGTATCAATACCCTTCTCGCCAAGGTTCTTGCGAAGAGCATCGACCCTGATTCGCATGTTAATGGCTGACTCCGACACCATGAAAAGTTTTCTAGCGTCGACAGTCGTCATGCCAAGCACGCGCACCATGTGTACGGCGTTGGACATCCGCTCCCCAAGATTCGACCGGCCTCCATGCGGGACATTAGCGGATCGCGTGATGCCCTCGATGAGCATCTTATCACTGGTCTGGAGTGCGTAAATCTCGATCAGCGGGTCACCTGAAATATCCCCGGCGTCGATAAGCTCCTTGAAGGAACAGCTTCGCTGCACGCCCGAGGTCAGGACGTAACCGGCTTTTCCAAGATAGGCGGCCATTCTCAGAAAAGGAGCACCATTGCGCATGGCCTGCGCATAATCGGACACCAGTTCAGCAACCACCTGATCGCCAAGCCTCGCCCCGTTTTGGCACGATTCATAAAGGTCGATTTGCGAAAAACGAATCTCTTTCACGGAAAAAGGAATATTCATTGCCCGAAAATCAGCCTCCGCCAGTAGGTCGTCAATCCATTTCAATGTCAACTTCATAAACTTTTCCTTTAAGTAGAAATGTTACTCGACACAAAACCCTTGTTCCCGCCGCAGCCCAACGACCTGCCGTGCTTCGGCCAAGGCCATTGCCAGCGACATTGCCACTGTCATCGTCACCGCCACCGCCAGGGCCAATGCCATCGCCAATGCCATTGCCAGGGCCAGCAGCTAAGTCATCGTCACCGCCACAGCCAGTGCCAAAGCCAGTGCCAGAGCCATCGCCACCAGCTAAGTCATTGCCATCGCCACCGCCAGGGCCATTGCCAGCGACATTGCCAGTGCCACTGCCACCAGCTAAGTCATCGCCAATGCCATCGCCAGTGCCATTGCCATCGCCACCAGCTAAGTCATTGCCATCGCCACCGCCAGTGCCACGGCCAGCGACATTGCCAGGGCCAGCGACATTGCCAGGGCCAAGGCCAGTGCCAGAGCCAAGGATTTCAGTCCCAGCTTTTCACTACGCCGCGGCCGAATCCCATCTTCCGCGATGCTCCCACGCCGATCATTTCAACAACGTGGCACAAGAGCGACTTCACGGTGTCGGCGTGCTTCGGATTCGGAATGCCGATCACGCCCGTCGCCTCGAACGGCTCGCCCACGTCCAGGTAACGTCCGATGTACTCGTTTTCCTGGAAACTCCGCTGGTTGCTGCCCTCCAGTTTGGCGAAGCGGGAAAACATTCCATCGGCTTTCGTGCGGTTGGTCACGAAGTCGCCGAGTTGAATCAAGGCGCGAAAGTTGTCTTTGTCAAACGCGCCGCGGAGGGCCTTGGGCGACGTGCCGATTGCCTGAACGAAAGCGCCCGCCAGTTGGTGGCGCGGAATGATGATCTTGCCCTCACGGCGATACCACTGCTCGGCCGCATCGATCTTGAACTGCTCATATTGGGCGAGCGTGTAGCCCTCTTTCTCGCACTCGGCTTTGAGCGCGGCCTGCCGCTTTTCGTCCGACTTTTGCCGGTTGACGCCGGACTTTTTTTCGATCTCGATCACGCGGTTACGCGCCGGCCAGTAAGGGTGCGCGATGTAGTTGGTCATCGAAATTGTTACGCGAGCTTCCATTTGAAACGTCCTTTCAAGAGTGGGATAGGAAAAAAAACAACGCCATCGCCAGTGCCAGTGCCATTGCCAAGGCCACAGACATCGCCAACGCGCAAAAAGCCGCCGATCCTCCATGCGAGCTTTGCGGGCCGAGAGCGCATGAAAAACCGGCGGCGTGAATTGTCGTTTATGGGAAGCCCGCAAAGCTCACTGCCCGTAAATATAACGCGAGCGGCGGCCGCGTCAACGGGTAATCTGAAAAGATTTTCAGTCCTCCTCAAAAGTCATCGCGTCCAGTTCCAGCCGCCGCCGATCCGGCAGCTTGCTTACGCCTTGCGGGTTTTCAGGATCGGGGGCCTGGTCGGGCGTGTCCGGCGGGCTGGCCGGTGCGCCGTCATGCGACGGGTCGGCAGCCAGGCACGCCGCACACGGCTCCTTGGCCAGAATCGTAACCCGCGATTCGAGCCCCCGATGGTCGCAACCGCAACCCGACATTTCCGCTCCGCACAATCGGCAAAGCGTTACCGAGTGAAAGGCCAGCGTGCTCCGGCAGCCATCGTGCTTCGGGCCAGCCTGTTCCGTGGGCACCACGTCGCCGGCCGGGCCATCCTCGCCCATCGCCAGACGGTGCGCCGGGCCAGCTTGCAGGATTCGCTCGCTGCCCACAACCACGGCCGGCCGTTCTTCCAGCGTGCCGTTGAGTGCCGCAGCAATCTTGCTATCCCGCTCAGATTCGATCTTCCGGTTGCGGCGCTCCAGTCCAGTCAGCTTCTCACCCGTGAATCGCCGGTCGAGGTAGCGGTACAGGAAGGTGAGTAGGTGCCCCTCGATGAACTCGCGGTCCTTACCGGCGAACTGCTGATTGAGCATTTTCTCCGCCTGCCATAACAGGCCGTTGGGCATCGCCGAAAGGGCCTCGGCTGGTATGCTGGCCGACAATAGGCCATCGACTGCGTCGCCGGTATCGACGCAATCCGAGGCGTGCAGGACCGTTGGGCGCCATAGCGGCGGCAGCGGGTCGCCGTCCGCATCCAGCATCGGCGTGCCGTCGGGCTTGATTCGATATTCCGATTGGTTGTCAAGCACGAGGCTCGAAGAAATCGCGTCCGGGTCCGACTCGCAAACCGTCATCAGCCACTCGGCCATATCGAACTCGGCCTTGTGCGCCGACGGGTCGATATGCAAGTCGCCTCGCACGCACGCGACCCGGCCGCCTCCGGGCTGGCCTTCCGATTCCTTGGGAACCACAAAATCCGGGTAGGGGTCTTTCACCCGGCCCAGCAGCTTGCCGATCCCGTCGTTGGATTCGTTGGGGTGGGCCAGCCGCGACTTGAGCCCGTTGGGCGCCTTGCGGGCCTGACTGAGAATCAGGGCTAGCGATTTGTCGTCGAACTCGCCGCGGCCATCCGACTTGAACGGGCCGGCCTGGGCCAGTATCCAGCCGTGGATGACTTCGTTTTTTCGGTCCACGCCGATCTTGCGGCCAGCCTCGCCGACGGCCATCAGGTGAGCCACTTGGACGCGCTGCCAACGGGTGGAAGTTTCATTGACGGCAGAAAGCTGCCCGGTAAGGGTGTAGAGGCCATCACCGGCCGGCTGGGCAGCGACCGTCACTTTGCCGAGTACGGTGTCAATCGGTTCGGCGTCGAGTTGTTCGCTGGAAATAGGTTTCGTATCGTAGGAAAACGCCATGTCAGCCTCCTTGTGCCTGTCGTAAGAGATACCAGTTTGTTTCGTGGTCGTCGATCACGCCACGCAGAAAGTTATCCAGCCCGACGCCGGGATTGTCGGCCACGCTTTCGAGGGCCGATAATATCGCCCCGCGTAGGTCCGATTCAGATTGCAACGCGGCTTGGAGTTGGTCAGGGAACGTCGCCCAGGCGGCCACCGCCTCGACTGCGGATTGCATGGCCGGCAAGGCATCGACGGCAGGTTTTCCAAACAGTCCCACCAGCTTTTCCGCCAAGCCGTCGAATTGTTCCGGCAGTGATTCATAGAGCCGCTGAAAAAGCAGGTGCGATTGGTAGTTCGTCGCTTGCCAGTGCTGCGAGTAGTAAAACCAATGCTGCGCCCGCAAGATCGCGAGCACCCGTTGCAATGCCGGTAAGGGCGTTGTGGTGGTTATTTCAGGCATGGTCAATCTCCATTGGCCGGAGAACCTCCAGGGACAATCCACACTCCAGGAGTGCGTACTTGTGGTCTGGGAATAGTTCTTTCATTGACGACGAAAGCCGCTCGTAGGCCGCTTGTGATAGTTTGTATTGAGACCGTAAAACTAGAGTATCGCCCGGATTCAACGCCAACACGCTGACGATACACCCTTCCATGCGCGTGAGAATATCCGCGACGTGTTCCAGTAACGCTGCTGACTCAGGCGTCAGACTCATTACGATAGGTACTGTCAATTCAGGCATTATGGCGACTCCCGGTAGTAATCGTTACAGCGAAACTGGATAGCCCTCGGGTCACTGGCCGGGGTGATAAATCCCGCCCCCCAGTTTACAAAACTCATTTCATCTTTTTCGCCGGTACTTTGGAAACACGGCGAAACTAGAAGTGGTGTGTTTCCTTCCGGGCACTCGCAAGCGTCCGGTAGCGCATCCCCACGCAATAAGACTTCCACGACAGACCGAAACGGCTGAATACGCAAGGCGCGGATTTCAATGTCAGCAGGGAACGGAAGTGCCTTGCGTAGCAATTCGCAAACCAACTCCTCGGAAATGTGCATGATGGCTTTTTTGCGGCTGGGAGGCGGCAGCGGCTTCCCTAGAACGCAAAACACATTTGACACGGGAACGCCCGGGCCATCGCCTTCCAGTTCACTCGACATGGTTCACTCCTTGGTGTGTTCTGGCGAAGTCCTCAAAACCGCGATTCAGGTGCCTTGTGATTGCATTAACAATCGTTTTCGGCGATGGGCCACAGTCGGAGAAAAGCGACATCTCCACCGCCACGCCGCACGCATACCTACCACAAGGCGACTTAGCGCGGAATTCCCAAAACTTATCGGGACTGTCGCACGGAAAGCACTGGCAGCAACGCAAGCCTGATGATTCGCAAAAGCAATGAAACACGACGGCGGCTAACCTCAACTCGTTGTCTGGAACACGCCGGTAGCCCTCGCACATTAGATGAATATCCATCAATTGCACAAGTTGTTCGCCATTGTCGGCGAAGCCATCGGGGAGTCGGAATGGTATACGTGCGATACGTTGCGGTTTGTGTGTCACGGGCAACCCCAATCTTTCACAGCCTCTGCCACGCGGGCGGCCAGTTCCTCCGGCCGGCACTCCGCCGCCTTCAGCAACGCCTCGCGTTTCTCTTGCGTGTACTCGCCAATCATGGCCGACAACTCTTCATCGGTCGAGTGGAAGCCATTGGCTGGCCCACGGATCGCCGCCACCGCCCGCAGCGGCAACCGCAACGCCTCTTCCAGCACCTTGCCGTGGTCGATCCAGAATGCATCCAGGCGGGCGGAGTATTTTGCCGGGTCTTTGGCGGCGCGGATGGCCTCATTGCGAGCGATTCGTTCCATGCGGTGGATCGCGGCGGTCAGCACCGCCTCGCTGGCCGCAAGCTGCTCGACGCGCGGATCGAACAAGGCCGCTTGGTTTGCCGACCGGGCTTCTGTCGCCGGCAAGTCGCCCGGTTCGGCCGGGGTCGAGCCGTCGCCGCCGGACACTGCCCCAGGGGCGGGCGTAACGCCGTCCGCGCCGTTTTTTCCCAACGCCCAGGCTGAATCGTTGCACTTGGAAAGCGGGATCATGTTGCGCGGTACGAAATGCTCGTCGGCGTTGGGGTCCGGCTTGCCCGTGGAATCGACAATGGGGTTGGCTCCCTGCTCTCGCCGAATTTCATTAAGCGAGTAATACCCGATTGTAAACATGGTCCGATACCACGCCGACTGCGCGGCGGGGTCGCCCTCCATGAATTTCTTCATGTCGAACTGACAAGAGTAGGGCGGCTTGAGCAATCGCAGGTCGATGGCCCCTTTCCACATCGTACAGACCGCCATCATCGTGAGCATCATAAACTCACGGAACAACTCAGCCGGGGCCTTGGCGCCGTAGGCCGCTACAAAAATCAAGTACGGATTCACGCGCCAGATACGGGCCACTTCGACGATCATAAAGTTGCGACCCTCGATCATCTGCACGTTGTTGGCGTCGAAAGTGACTTGCTCAAACGTCATGCCCTCTTCGAGCAGTGGACGTTTATGGCGATTGCCGTGCTGGGCGGATTCCTCGATGGAATGCGTTAATCGCTGATAGGCTGGCAGGCTCATTTTCTTCGGGCTGGTGTAGTGGCCTTCGAGCGCCGCGCCGTTAGCGAATAGTTCGTTGCAATACCGTTCGGCCGCCTTGTTGCCGCCGATGGCCTCTTTCAAGTCGTTCACCGGAGACTTGCCGGCCAGCGTGTTTTTGCTGTTGTACTTTACATGCAGCATGTCCTCCAGCGGCACGTCGTCTTGGTCCTGCCCCTGTTCGTCGCGGCAGCGGAAGAAAAGTTTTTTCGTCTTTGGATCGCGCATCATCTTGGTTTTTTCCGGCCGCGCATCCCGCTTCCACAGTCCCACCGGATCGCCCCGTCCCGTGCGCTGAATCACGGCGAAGCCGTTGCCAAACAGGTCGCTATCGCGTTGCATCCCGTACCACATTTCAGGCGCGGCAATCTCTTCATTCGGCTTGCGGTTCAGTAAATCCAAAACCGGATGATCGTCTACCAGCGTCTGGCGGCCCGACTTTTCCTTACGGAAAATTTGTATCGGTAGCACTTCCATCGCTTCAGCGCGGACGTTGATTGTAGCGCGGACGGCGGGAATCCGCATCGCCGTATCCTCATTGACGTGCTCGCCGCTGGCCGTGGGCTCGCCGCCGGAAAACCAATTTATCAACCATTCCGACGGGTCGTAAGTCGAGTCGAGTTTCTCAATGAGCATAGATTATCCTCCACGCCTTCGCGTCTCAAAGTTCCGTCGCTGCTGGCCCTGGTGTAGGCGTATGGCCAGAAATACGCAACCGCCGCCGGCCGTCGGAAGCAAGAGCACGGGCATCATCCACGCCCCGACCGCGAAACATATGCCTCCGATTATCAGCAGCCCGTCGAGCAATAGAATGAACCGGCGATCCTTCGGAACCCGAATCGCGGCGTAAACTGAAACGAGCACCAGCGCGGCCAGCAATAGCCCGACGAAGGCGCACCCAGCGGGGATGAGGTAGGGAGTCAAAGTTGTCGTCATTCTTTATCCAATCCGACAATCACGTCAGCTAGTAATTCCCGCTCTGCCCCAGCGATGCTCTCGACGTAATTCCCGCAACGCAGCCCGGGGAACGCCGCATATTGGACTGGGTCGAGAAAAGCGACGTATTCCCGGCCGCCTATTTTCATCTCGATTGCCACGGGGATGTCACATTCGCGGACTTCCACTATCTGAAAGCGGGTCAATTGCCGCTTGGGCGTGGAAGACACGGGGGCTTTAGTTGGTTCATTTGTCAGTCGCCGATCGACGCTCATGCGGCAATTAAAGCCGATTGGAACTCTGCGAAGTGCCGGGCCGCCGTCATCGTAGGTTTCCATGTCGCATGAATAGTCAACGTGGACATGGTCCTTTTCCCAGCCATCGCAGCGCACCTCAATCGTGTGCGCACTGAGGAAAACATGCTCGCCGTATTCGTCGAATACTTTGATTTCCATTACACGGTCCTAAATCCTTCCATGTCTTCATAGCAACTGTCGTACACGCTTTCCATGAACGTCGCCGCGTCTAAAGCCATAATCGTTGCCACCACGCCGTCGATCTTCTTGCGGTTCAGCTTATCGGGCTTCACCGGCCGCATGTTGCCGCTCGCGTCGGTTTTGCACTGGACGTGTCCGGCCTGCCAGGCGGTGATCGGGTGTCCGTTGTGGTGCAGCTTGCCAGAAAGAATCAGCCGCTCGAATAGCGCCGCCGGATAAGCGAACTTACCCACCGTCTGTCGAAATGGCCAGCAATACTCCTCCGGGAAGTCCACCGACTTTCGCAAAGCATCGACAATCGGCTGTGCGAACCACGGATCAAAGGCGAACATTTTAACGGCGAACTGGCCGAAGATTTCCAGCATGTCCGCTAGTAATTCGTTTTGGTCCACTGTCGCTCCCGACGTGACGCGCAGAAACCCATCCCGCGCCCAGTCGGCATAGGGCACTTGGGCGCCGTACTTCACGACGGCGGCCTCTGGCAGCCAGTAGTAAGTCAGCACCTTCACCGGCAGATCGAGGCTCTTGACCGCGGCGGCTTGCTTCTCTTGGTCCGGTTGGCCTTCCACGCCCGCCTTGATTTCCTCTTTCGCCTCGCGGGCCGCCTCCGCCCATTCCTCGGGAACCTCGGGAAACACCAGCGACAAGGCCGTCATGTCATCGGTCTGCCCCAGGTCAAGTGCCGCCCCGCACGGTTGCTCATGCAGGCTTTCCGCCGTGAAGAGCCGGCCGCACCGCAGCCAGTCGTTAGGCCGAATCCACGGGGACGCCGCCCGCTGCCAGATATTCAAGCGGTACATCTTGAACCGCCCGAACTCGGCGATGGTCGAATTGAGAGATTGCCGGTAATCGTCGAGGGCCTCCTTAATGTCGATGGTGTGGCCCAAAGCCGGGTTGGCCATCGTCAGATACTTTTCAGGATCGGCGGCAAGCTCGCTATCCTCCAGGTCTTGCGGCGCGGCATACTCTGTGAAAAAGTAGCGGTCATTGTCCCGCCGGCCGGCGTTGACTTCCGCCCCCTTGTCGCGCTCTTCCTTGCCGTAGGAATCGGGGTCGTCGCCGGCGGTCGAGAATTGCAGGATGATCGGTTCCGACCGGCTCAAACCCATACGGGTCAGTCGGCCCATAAATTCACGGTCGCAAACGTGTAGCTCATCTATGAGCACTGAACCGTTCAGCCCTTCCTTGCTCTTTTGCGTCCGCTCGTTGGACGACGACAGCGGCATCAGGAAGGACCGGCTTTCGAGGTGGCCGACGCTCATTTCGTTCAAGTTGACTTTACACGCCGCCCGCAGTTCCGGCGATTGGTCGATCATCTGGAGAATGTGCTGGCTCACGTTCTTACGGACTTGCTGGCCATCCTTGGCGCCCAGAAACACCTTCGCGCCTTGCTCGCCGTCGCCGCATAGCAGGTACAAGGCCACGGCCGCCATTGACGGAGTTTTTTTGTTCTTTTTTGCCACTAGGATCAAGCCACGCTGAAACCGCCGGACCTCGCGCCCCCAGCGTTCCTCGAATCCCACCCAGCCGAAAAGGCGAGCTACGCTTTCGAGTTGCCAATCGCACCGCTCGCCGGCCTTGACGCACTCGGCATACTCCCGAAGTCGCTTGATCGTTTTCTTCTTACCGCCCGCGTCCCATTCATCCAGGCACGGCTCTAGCGATTGCGACCAGGCCCCACGCAACACCAGCGGCTGCCCGGCCCAGTCGCCTTCGTACAGCCGGCAGAAACGCTCAATCCACCACACCGCCCAGGCGGCCCGTTCCAGGTCGAAGCGGTAGCCCCGGCCGGCGGCGCGTTCGTCCGCGGCGTTGCGAATCCAAGCGGTGGTGATTGCGGTTTGGTCCTTCATTTCGCCCCTCGCCGTCGCGTCGGCAGTTGCGTGGCCTGGGCGGCTTCCATGTTCAGCCGGGCGCGGCTGGCCGGGGTCAAGCCGAACTCCTGTTCGATCCGCAAGAGGGTCTGCGCGCGCTTGTGCATCTCCGCCACTTGCGGAAACTGGCAGAAGCACTTGATAACCTCGCTCTGCGAACCGTCGGGGTTCTTGCGCAGCTCCTTAATGGGGTAGCTCACGCCGTACTTGGCGATGAACTCGCGGGCGCGCCGCCAGAGGCAGGTTTCGATACAGTACCGCTCCAGGGTCCGGCTGTCTGGTTTTTTTCCGACTTTCAAGTCGCGCAGGTCGGCCAGGACCGAACGCCAGACCTCTTTTTCCTCGACCGACAACCGGGAGGGAGGCGCGCCGAGCGGCCGCGACGACTGCGGCTCGCCTGTCCGTTGTTTGGCGCGACGCGAGCCACGGGCGGCCAGGACGGCAGTGGGAGTGCGGGGGGGGCCACTCACTGGTAGCCCTCCAGCCGCAAAACAGAAACAGAAACGGGATCGCGCAGCATCGACAATCCGATGTAAATCGCAACTCCCCAGGCAGAGGATAGCAGATTCACGGGGGCAAATCAAGCCAAATCTGTGCGCTTGCGCAACGAATCCGAGCGCTTTTGCGCAGGAGGGCCTAGAGCGTGCTGACTTGTGCTGACCTGTGCTGACTTGTGCTGACTTGTGCTGACTTGTTGGTTTTCGCTACGATTACCTAGATTACCAAACAGGCTGTTTTAGGCTATTTTCGCGGTTTAGTTTCCGTAAGGTGTTATTCTGTAATGGTTTTCTGCGTACGGGGGGTAGTTGTTCCCGAAAATACTAACTGTCCAGTTATCAGAGACCGGTATACAAGTCGTTGCGCAGTATCGACTTACGGTATATCCCCTTGCCGGATACTTGACTCAAGTATATTATTTCAGCGGCAAGGGAAAAGAAGGCGACTAACGCGATCCATCTAAACCGTTTCTGAACCAAACCACAAACAGCCCTAACGGGCAGAGGATGAGAAAATGAAAAAAATCACGATCAACCTGATTAACGGCTCGCGGCTCGTCAGCTACTGCAGCAGCAGCGTCGAGGAGGCCAAGTTGCTCCTCGCTACGAAGTGCGTGAACGGATTCAGGTACGTTATCGCCTGGCCCGACACAACGGGCGAGATCCCCGGTGACGAAGACAGATACGCTGCCGATTGCGCGGCGTGTGGCGTCGAGAATTACTACGCCTAACTACAACAGCCCCTCGGGGCAGTTGGCCTACGGCGATCGCGTTCCTGCGAGCGGTTGACGCGGAGCTAAAAGCCCGTAACCTGATAGAGCGAGAGAACTTCACGCGATACCGTTTAGCCTGCCGCGCTGATTGCGCAGCAGCGGGCGAGGTGGTGTCGGGAGAATTGTCTTGTTACGAGTTCTGCGTTCAGTCGCACACCGAAGCTGCACTGCGAACGGCTGGCCTGATGACCGGCCACCGAACACCTATCTAGCCCCGTTCCACTCCCTGCACTTCGCGGGGGCGGAAACAGAAAGAAACCCTAGGAGAATCGAATCGTGAAAAAGAAAACAGAAAAGCCGGCAGACACTACCGGCGCACGCATCCGCGCGCTGCGTCTGGAACAAAAACTGACTCAGGAGGCCCTCGCGGCGCTGGCCGGCGTCCGGCAGTCGCATCTCTCAGTGATGGAGGGCGGCAAGCGCGCTCCCATCGCTGAAACGCTGGCGCGGCTGGCCGACGCGCTCGGCGTCACGGCCGACAGCCTGATTGTCCGGGAAGGCATGTCGCGATGAAGGCGCTCTCAGTGCGGCAGCCTTGGGCGTCGATGATCGCGCGCGGCGAGAAAACTATCGAGTGCCGGTCCTGGCCGACGAAATATCGCGGCCCGCTGTTAATCTGCGCGGCGAAAAAGCCCTACGGTTCGGAGCCGGTCGGCGTTGCCGTGGCCGTGGTCCGACTGGTGGACTGCCGGCGTTTCCGCGTCGGCGTGGATGAAGCGGCGGCCGGCTGCCCGGGTGAACTCGGCAGCGCAGAGGATTGGGCTTGGGTGCTGGCAGAAGTCGAGCCGGTCGAGCCGATCCCCGTGTCCGGCAAGCTGGGCTTGTTCGAGGTGGCGACGCTCATCCGCCGGAAGTCGTTGCGGGCCAGCGTGGCCTCGCAAAACGGGTAAAAGAATTTCACGCGCTCGAAGTCCTCGGGATATAGCTCGCGCATGCGATCCAAGTGCCGGACTCCAGGGATACCGGCGAAGGAGCGGTTGCCCATCGTGTAATCCTCCGCTAGCTTCACGCCAGCGGACTCGATGGCGTTCAGAATCAAGGCGCGTGGCCAGTCGAAGCACGGGTACAACGTGCGGTTCTTTTCGCTCTTGCCGGTCTGATACTTTTTAGCCGACCGGCGAACAATCGAATCGGTTGCGCTGATGCCCCAGGCGACCCAGGCGGAAGGCAACCCGTAGGCGGCCCGCAACTGCCGCACTACCTGATCGTTGTCGGCGGCCGGCGACAGTGCCAGGGCGTCGATCCAATCCTCGTCCTCGCATGGCTGGTAAACCAGATCGGACAACGCCATGCACAAGTCGGCGCTCACGCAACGGAGGATCGGCGTCTGAAAGAACTCCTCATAATACGTGAGGGACCGCTCGACGAACCCCAGCCCGGGCAATGTCGCACAGTGAAACGGGATCACGCGCGGAAAGAACTCGCGCAACCACAGCCATGCGGCCACCGAATCCTTGCCGCGGCTGAAACCTAAGAAAATCGCCTCCCCGGATAGGGAGGCGACTTCTTCGCATACTTTACGCGATGCCGGAGTGCCGAGCATTACTCAGCCTCCGCCTACGGGGCGGGTCCCGCCGCGCGGGCCGGGATTGCCGCCCGGTACGTTCATCCGGCTCTGCGCCGGGCTGCCGCTTCCACCTTTGGCCATAGTAGAACTCCTTCACAAAAAAAGAAACACGTTACGACGTAACAAGATCAGGGTCTTTCGTTAAGAGTACCAACGCTGTTAGCTTTTTGTCAAGCGGCGATTCAATCACCTTCTGCGCGTTGGGAGTCACTGGAAGCCCCACTTTAGCCGCCAATACCTCCCCGTTGGCGTACATTCCATAGAGCACTGGCACGTCGGCGATTTTCGACAAAAACTCCATCTTTTGCAGCCAGGACTGAAACACCAGGCAGACCCAGAAATTGACTTCCGCCTTGTCGTTGCCCCGGGCGACCGATGCCTTCCGCCGCTCGATGAACTCCTTGAGCTTCTGCGATTCCTCGCTGATAGCCTCGGGAACCTCCCCCGGCGCCTTCGGATCCACGCCGTCCGCGATGGCAAACAAGTCCCGCTGGCTGGCCAGCAGTTCCAACGAGAGGGCCTCGGTCAACGCTTCATCGCTGGCCGACAGGGCCTTAATTGCTTCCGCCAATTCCGCGTCGTTCCAACCCGAAAGTTCCTGACTGCGATTGTCAGCCAGCGAGTAGGCCCGGGCCGTCGCGTCGTCGTCATCCACCCAGCTTACCGCAATGTGCGTCCAACCCAGCCGTACCGCTGCCTGATGGGTGCCGTTGCCTTTGATGATGATCCGAGTCCCCCGCACGGCCACGATAGGCGTCCGTTGTCCGAACCGCTCCAGGCTCGCCGCAATCGCCACGATGCTTGATTCGGGATGGGCCCGGGAGTTGCGCGGGTCAAGCAGCACGTCGCCCAAGGGCACGGCCAGCGGCCTTAGATCGACTGCGATGTACGCGAGCGGTTCGGCGGATGGTTTGCTTCGAGCCATAGTCAAAACGAGCCGCCGGCCGGCGGGGAGTTGCTGGTTAAAGCCGGCCGGCGGCTATCAATACCCCCTAATAAGTAACTCGGTCAAAAATTTGCGGGAGATACCATGCGGTTACGCTCAAAATAACACTTTCGAGCTATCCGGGCCCAGTCGTCTAGGTCGAATGGAGGATGTTATTGTCAAGTCAATCTCCTTGCTGCCCGCTTCCAATCGTGTCCCAGGTGCTCGATACGCTGGTGGCAGACGGCGCAACAAGCCACAAGCTCGTCCTCTGCGACGATCACACTTCCCCCTCTACTTACTGTGTTGACGTGGTGGCTGATGGTGGCGATGGTCACACGGCCCTCTAGTTCGCACAGTTGGCATAGTGGGTGCTCGGCCTTATGCAGCTTGGCGACCTTGCTCCAGTGTCGGCTGTAGCCTCTGTGTGCGGCCGTTGGCCGATTGTCTGCTCTCGGTATCGTGTGGCGCGGACAATATCCCTCGCGGGTCAGCATTCGGCAGCCAGGGTATTTGCACGGTGCGTTCACGCTGTTCCTTGCTGTGCGATTATCTCGGCCAGCGACACTGCTCCTGTCGTGCCAGGCGGGATAGTCGTCTGTTGCGTCTCGCCGCCAATCGTGAGCGTTACGACCGCTCCAGTGGTTGGCACGCTGGATGGGAACTGCACAAGGCCGGCGGTGTTGCTTGTTTGCTGCACGGTTGGCCCGATGATGCCTAATCCCGCCCCGTCCAGATTCGTCACGGTTAGCGATGCCACTACGCCGACTGCTGGCGCGAGGCCAGTTGGCGACTCGCTCGTGAGAGTCAGATATGGCGTACAGTAGCCCATCTGGCTAGGCGTGATGGCAAACGTGCTGCCCGCAATCGTGTAGGCGTTGGGCGCATTGCTGGCCACCAGTTCCAGCGTTGTAGGCGGAAACAGGGCCATAGGCGCGGCGGCCTGTAGCTGCCATGCGCCGGAGCCGATGTTGCCCGCGTAAGTGCTGCCCGTGTTGGTTTGCAGGCCCGTGTAGGCGAGCGGGTTGTTCGAGAGGTTGAACGTGACGCCGGTTATCGGGTTGTTCGAGCCGTCGACAAAGGCCAGGGAGAATCCGATAGGCCCGGTGGGCGTGAGTCCGCCAAAGGCCTCCAGGATAG